GTGAACTGCCCAGATACATCCCACCGAAATACGTCTCCGTCTGCGGATGTATATCGTTTGCGTCTGTGCTCTCTGTGAACTTCGTATAAGTGCTTGTATTAGCACACAGGAAACGCCTCAGCCGTGTCGTCAATTCCTCTGCCCTGTTCCGCCAGTGCTCCATGATAAATCGTATCTCTTCCAGTGTTGCCGGCTGCTGATATTCGTCCTGATGTTTTCCGATACTTTTATTTCCTATCTTGATAGTCAGCTCCGGCGCTCCTTCATACTTAACCCACTCTACAAGCGCAGGCTGGATATAGTCATCAAGCAAGGTCTTATAGTCATCGCTTACTGTCCCGCTCGTTATCTGCAACTGAATATGCTTGTAAAGTGCCGTCCCAAGTACCGGATGGATATAGAGGTTCTGTGCTGTCTCGATAATGCTCTCTAACAGCTTCGGATCAACATTGTCGCTGATGACTGAAAACTCTTTGAGAGTGCTCTCTGATATGAATAATGCCTGCATTGTTACCTCCTCTTTATTGCAACGTTCTGATACCACAGATGACGGCAGAACGGCTGGCTTACTTTAATGTCTTTCCGGTAATACCACCCGCCCCTATAACGCCACACGTTCCAGTCAACATCGACAGCTCCGATTTTTATCAGACCCTGTGAAATCATATCAATCTCCTCACGTGTCCATAACCGTGTCCGGTATTGCGTTAACATTGTACGGCAAAAATCCCTCGTTGTCGGTATAATAGGCTCACCAAACTGCGGATCGACATCATAGCTGTAAAGTATTTCCGTCTCCGCCAAAACTGGCTTATCATCAAGGCTGCCAAGCCCTTTTTCTGTAACCACGCCTGCGGGAGTGATAAGGTCGTTCTTAATCAGATTTTTGATAATATTCCTTACTGCCTGCTCGTCAATGCCGACAGCCTTTGATATGCTTCTGATACTCTCTTTCGGATTGTCATTGAGTATCTTTAAGACCTTTTGCTCATCACTGCCTATGAAAAGAAGATAGCTCTCGTCAACAGGCTTGCGACTGATAATCTCATATTCGGCAGCGTCCCTGCCATACTTCCCGAACTCACTTAAAACAATTCTTTCAAGCTCCTTGTCTTTGTCGTCCTCAAAGCATTGACAGTTATGCTCTTTCTTATGTTCCTGCCTGCGTGCCGTGATATTGTTTCTTAATATTTCCAGCGGGATAATGGTCATCTGCTGACTAATACCCATCAGATTGAAAATCGGTTTGAATTGTTCCTCTAAAAACAATTGTTTCGGTGCGACATAGTTTTCCTGAAAAAGAGCATTAGCCATCAAAAGCTCATCTCTGCCTCCCAGCTGTCCGGCTGTGCGGATGCCGAACAACATCGGACTGGTAACCCTATGCCCTGTGAATATCTCATCTTGCAGCATTCCGTTAATAATCTCAAACTGCTTGTCAAGGTTATCGGCTGGTATCCTTTCAATTGTCGGTGCTCTGTCTTTTCCGTTTGAGAAGGTGATGATGATGTCTCCGGCATTGTCTGCCCCTGTGTACTTCTCCCTTATCTTCCGCACAATCTCGTCCTGTTCCTCTGCCGTTGGTATTGTCGTGTTAAAGCTCAATATCGCTCCGCCCCAGAAGTTATTTTTAATATTATTTAGATGAAAAACGCTGATATGTGTGTCCAGCTCTATCCACTTTATTGCCCCTATGTAATCAGGAAGCGGATAAACGTCATCATTAGGTCTATATTCTGTAACATACAGCAACGAAGAGCGTGTCTCACGGTCTGGCGTCTGGCTAAATGCAGGATATTGTACTTTTTCCGGTCTGTATCGTCCCCAGTCGTTGCTGAATGATAGGACGTCTTTATTTGCTGATACTCTTACTTTGTGAAACGGCACGTGATAGACCTCTGCCAGCCCTCGCATATCATTACGCCAGATACATTGAAGGCAGAAGCCCCCGAAAATGGTTATGTCAAGTGCTACCTTTTCAAGTATCTTGTCAAAAGTCTCCTTCGTCCTGTTAGCAATAATGCCTGATGTTGACCAGCCATAGCCCTTGATGTATGCTGCCTTCTGTGTGCATATTGCGTTATGCTTCCCTGACTTCGTGAACATATCAATCAGGTATTCAGGATAAAGGTTATCCTTGCCATAGAAGACATAATCTTTTGACCTGATGACTTTAAAGACAGGGACGTTATCTTCCCTGAACTTAATGAAGTGTATATTATTATTATTCTCGCTCATAAACCTTCCTTGTCTTGTCTTGCGTCTCGTAAGCTGTCTTTTCTGTCCTGTCCCACTCCACCAAAGCCTTGCCGGTCTCTACCACTCCGATAGCATTGTCGGGATCAAGGTTTGTGCTGTCTTCCTGCTCGTAAACAGTATAAGAGTAAAAGCCTTCATGTTCCAGATATATTATGCCGCCAAGTAGGTTTTCACCGCCTTCATCATTTACGAGTGTTACGTTAAAAAGATTATACCTTTCAGGATAAGCACTTATATCATTAGCAACGAAGTATTTAGTCGTGTTTGTAGTCTCGTTTGTCAGCTCAAACAGAAAAAACGGTGCTGATAGCGTTGCCTTCTCTGTCAGCGTCAGCACGACTTTATTCTCTGTGTCCTTTTGCAGGTATATCATCTTTGACTGCTTTTCTATAAATATAAAAACAGTCAAAATTGTATATTATCTTTTCCGAAACACAAAGCAATTACGGTTAATCTGGTGAGACAGGCTGAACCCGTTAACGTCCATCACCGTTATCAGCCCTTTGTGGCTTAATATACACTGATGACCGAGTGCGGGAGCGATATATTCTTCATTATCTATTTCCTTAAAGCTCATCCAGTCTGCAAAGCTGCTTTCTACGTACACGTAGCCGCCTGTCTTTGTTAAACTCCAAAGAAGCTGTATATCTTTGCTGAAATGTTTAATATGTTCAATGACTTCAATCATGGTAACGATGTCAAACTGCATATCAGGAACTTGCGGCTGTGTGTACTTGTCATAACCGACAGCCCTGACTTTTGCCTCCTGTAACATCCTGACAAATATCCCATCACCGCAGCCAAAATCAAGGACAAATGGCTCTTTATTCAGGTTTTTAATGCGTTTTAGCCTTTGTTCAAAGTATTCTCCGCTGTGGTTCACAGGATCGTTTGTATCCTGCGGAAGGTTTTTTAGTGTGAATATGCTTCCACAATTGTCGCAACGGTAATACGTTGCCCCCTGCTTTGTCCTTCCCATTCCAGGAAAGTCTTGTTTACATACTATGCATTTCATATTTTATGATTTTTATTTGTTTAACATCCAACTGACAATCTTTTCAAAACTTCTCTGCGTGTAAGCCTCGACACACAGCCCCCCGCACGGGATAACGTTCCCTGCGTAAAGGCATGGCTCTAACACCCTCTTCACCTTCATAGCTTCTGCGATAGCATAAGGCAAAGACTGGTTACCGATAAACAGGCTGCTTCCCTTTATCACCTGTGCCATCTCATAGAAGTTATTGACCGGTCTGTATTCAAGCGTCGGTATCTGCTCTATCATCATCTCAAACTCCTGCTCTATGCCCACGAATAAAGGACTATATTTAGAAAGAAACTTATAGTTAAGATTAGGATTGTTATATCTTTCCGAGCGTGCAATGACTATACGGTCGTTCTTTTGTCCGTAAACGTGCAGCCATGCTTCATGAAGGTCGATAGGCAAATTGATGATATTACTGTACCAACGGCTTATGTTTCCCATGCCAAGATTTATCGGCTGACGTCTAAACCTGTCAAGGTCATAATCACAATCACAGTCTTTATCATCTGTGATATAAACATTTACAATGTATTCATTAGCTAACAGCAAAGGGACTAACATCTCTGCCATCTTCTTATTTAGCTGTACGCCCCCTGTCGGATGGCGGTCTGGATTGACTACGCTCAGCCGGACACCCGTGATAAGTACCAATTGCGCTGTCTCTCCATATTCTTTGCATACTGACTGAATAGCAGGGATTGAATAGATGATGTCTCCTGCGTTACCTGAATGTTTGAAACTTAACATAATATTTTTTTTCTCTTTTCGTTTTCTTTTTTGATGTCAAACTTCCTGACAATCTCATCATGCAGACGCCTGCCCATCTCTGCCTGAATGTCTCTATCATGTAACAAGGTCAATAAATGTTCTTTCAGCTCTTTTCCGTCTTTGTATTTCAGCACGTTCTTTATCTCTCCGTATGCAGGCACATCAGCACAGATGACAGCCTTACTGAACCATCCTGCCTCAATGACCTTCAATGCACTCTTATAGTCATTGAACTTGTTCCTGATGACAGGACAGATGATAATGCCCTTATCTTTATAGAGCTGTGCATAGTCAAAGACACTGTTACCATGCTCAAAGAAACATTCGACACCAGTCTTGAAGACGTCTTCCCGAAGCCTCTCCCACTCCATGAAGCCTGCGGCATAGCCGGAGACTGTAAAAGAAAACCGTTCTCCCTCGTCTTGTAACTCTTTGACAGTGTCTATAATGCTCATCACATCCCTACGGTGAGCAATACCGCCGACAAAGGCAACGCTACGAAAAAAATGCCTGTTATCCGTTGTGTCAAACTGCTTCTCTGCCTCGTCTATTGCATTACGCACCACGACAGCCTCTCTGCCTGTCGCTTCTTTAATCCTCTTTGCCAGCCGGTCATTTTCTGCTATTATCACAGTGCTGTTTTTGAGGCAAAAGAGTATCTCTTTGTCAATGCCCGCTCTGTAATAATCTTTGTACATGAAATGACCCTTATTCAGCTCCCAGTTATCGTCAATATCCATCACGGTCTTAATGCCTGCCTCTTTCAATCGGACAAACAGATGTTTATGCTGAAAGGAAGGACTAAGTATCCTATTAAATACGATATATTTATATTGTTTTAATATCTTTGTGTCCAGCTGGTCAATACTAACGAAACCTTTATCAGGATCGTCAATATTTCTGAAAAAATCAACATCAAACCCTTCATTTTTCAGCTTCTTAAATGGCACTATTAGACGGTGATAGTTTATTCCGTCTAATGATGAGATACAGATAAGTGTTTTCATTTGAGTTTTCGATATACTTGCAAAAATAATACCGTATAGAATAATGATTTTTTCAAAAAAAACGTTTGTAGTATTCGCAGCATTATCATTGCGGTATCATTTTTGTATTTATTAAGTAACAAATTAAACAAATTGTTATGGAAAATGAACAAAATTTAAATTTAACTCTAATCGCTGATGAACTAAAAGGTGAAATCCAACATTATTCTGACGTCTTATATGAGACGAAACTTTCTTTGCAGTTAATTAAAAAAATAGAAGAACCTCAATCAAGTGCTGACAGTGAAAAAAATTCAGAACCTGACAGTATATTAGATAAGTTCAAACAGTTAATTTATCAACTACACGAATTAAATAATTTAGCTGAAAACAACTTAAAACACCTGAGAGAAATTCTGTAATTTTTCTGTAACGTTCCGTTCTTTCAGTATGTAATATAAAAACAGCAAAGCTCCCTGTCGGGAGCGTGCTGGAAACTGAAAAGATGAGTTATGGAAAGAAAAGAATTATGTCGCTGGTGCTGTCAGTGTGCTTATCAGCCCTGAACTGACTTCTGTCATCGGCTCTGGTTCTTCTGCTATGAAGGTCATATTATACCCGCTCATGTCCGCCCTCGCCTGCCCTGTTACTGAATTGCCTCCTGTCAGCCATCCGCCAGTGGTCTTGCCTAACAGCCAGTAAACTCCATTTGTGTCAAGGACGATAATCATCAGACGGTTCTGTGCTAACAGCTTCAACTCGTTTCTGACTGATGTCTGTAACTTATGCAACACGAGTTGTAATTCCTGCGAATATACGACAGTGCCGTTCTGTGTGTTTGCCTGAATGTTCTCTGTCAGCTGTGCTGTATTATCCGGCAGCTCATAAGTCCAGAACTGTTTCCCTGTGTTGAGCGTGAAGGCAGTGATGACGCCTGACGTCTCCGTCAGCGTGTTCTTATTGCTGTGTTCGGTAACGTATATCTTTTTGATACCTCCGTTACTGTCTCTGCAATCAAGCGTGAAACCTTTGGTTAATGCACAGGTCATAACTTTTTACTTTTAGCTGTTTTGATAACTGACAATCTGGTCAGGGAATGCTACCTGAACACCGTATTTGAACTCACAAACGTAACGTACTGTCCGAGCTTCACGGGCAAAAAAGATTTCAAAAGTGTCTTCCTCTCCTTCAAGGTCAACGCCGACAAAGAAATTACTCTTGCGTCCGGCAAAGATACGGTCTGTGCCGTTCAATCCGTTTACTGCTATCAGCCTGACACCGGAGTTTTCGATAAACATCTCGCCATTACCTGCTTCACCGTTATAGTGATACAGGTTTGCGGTGGCAAGTGCTATCTGGTACATACGGAATACGTCCCAGCCGCAAAAGACCACGAGGTCGTCTTTGTCAAGTATGGCTGCCGGTATCTTTGTGTAGATGTCCTGCATGATACCCCTGACGGTCGAGGTGGTGATGTCTGCCTGTGCTGTGGCACTGATAGCCGTCCCGGCTGCGTCAATAAGTTTGATATAGCCGTCGAACTTGTTCAGGTTATCATTGCCGCTGGTAGTATCGCCCTTCCAGATAGCTGTTTCCAGCTGTGAGGCAATGACTGCTGCCTTCTTCATTGTGAACTCTTCCTCAAAAGGAACGGCATCGGGAGTGCCAGCCATGATTTGTGATTGCATCCAGTAAGCCTCCAACGTCTTCGGACAAAGCTCTTCCATGACGGCAATCTTGCCGACAGTTAAATTCCTTTGCGTGAAGGTCGTTGTACCGCTCGCATTCCATGAACAAGCCTGTGTTTGAAACACGGCATCAGTGTTCATGATGTTCAGTGCTGCTGAACTCTTGACGCCAGTCATCTTGCTGACGAGTGAAGCCGTTTTAGCTCCGAAAGTGGCAGCGACTAACAGAGGAAGTCTCTGCTGGTCTACATATTCCGTTAATGATGAAACGCTATAAGCCATTTTTCTTAAATTTTATCTGTTATTTAAAACTTTTTGCATTGCTCTCTGAAGTTCTGTCAGCCTCTCATTCTCGACAAACTTACTTTTCACAGGTTCGTCCTTCGGTGCTGCCATGAACTCATCAACTCTTTTCTTTAACTCTGTGTTCTCTCCCTTGACAGCTTCCAATTCTGACTTCATCTCTTCATATTGTTTTTTAAAGCCAAACAGCCAGTCAAACAGTGCTGTCAATTCCTCTGCTGTCATGCCGATTTCTTCTTCTTCAATCGGGACCGGTTCTTCTGTCGGTGGTCTTAACTCGACAGCCAAGCCGCCTGCTACTACAAGCGTATTACCATCTTCTAACTGATATTCTCCGTCTGGTGCTGGTATGTCTCCGTCGGGAGTTATCATGAATACCGGAGTGCCTTCTTTCAGGTCTCCTTCCCATTTCAATTGATCACCCGTGATGGTCTTTACTGCGACAAATTCAGCTTTAAAGCCGAGTAATTTTTTTATTTCTTTGATAGCCTCGTGTGCCTTCATTTTCTTTCTTTTTCTATAAATATAAAAAACTGTCTTACTGTTGCATTTTAGTCATCTATCTCGCTGATAATCTTTATTATCAGCTCAATCTTCTCCTGCTCTGCCGTGCGGTATTGACCGTAGGTGAACATCCCCTCAATGCTAAACCCTGTGAACTCCCCCGTCCTGATGAACTTCTCCCACACTTCATCATTATCAACTTTGAATGACCCGAACCAACTGCCGTCAGGTATGCCGTCAAAACCTTCCGGAGGCACTATGCCCTTACTTCTGTCTATCAGCATGCTCTCGAACATAAACACCCCCTCCACTTCTGTCTCATGCATCAGGTTAACGTTTCCTGTCCTGCCCTTGCGGAAGAAGTCAAGAACGAGTTTCTTTATCGTGTCGGGACGAAAGACGACATAATGCTCTCCGAATTCTTTGTTGTTCCGATAGATAGGAGTGTCGGCAAGCATGATTGCCCCCCTGAGTACTCTCTCTTCTTTTTCATCAGCCTGAAACTTAAAAACTTTATCGTCTTTGCTGAATGCCTGAAACGTCCTTTCAATGGCAGGAGCGTCCACGAGTGCGATATATTCAATCCCGTCTGTCTCATCCTTGTAAACAAGTTCAAAAATAGGTAGTATCATGGTCTTGTCTTTTTTTACTAAATATAAAAACTGTTCAAATTGTTGCTCTTCTCTCTATCTTTGCCAGACGCCTTGCCGTTGCCTGACTTTCACTCTCAACGACATAAGCCTTCACCGGTGCAAGACGTTGCTCGTCATCTTCGTCTGTATGCTGTAATACCTGACCGGACAGGACACTGGACTGCCCTGCCTGTGGCACTGCCATCTGACTGCCTGACATACTTACATTGATACTTCCGCCGCCTTGTCCCGACAGTAATGCCTTTGCCTGTGCTACGTTTGCGAGTATGCGTGCTAATCCTGTCGTGAACTGGACAATACCAGCCGCTCCGCCTGTGAGAAGGTTAAGCGGATTGCCTTCGCTTGCTGCCATAAGTGAACTTATTGCCGTTGCCGTGTCCTGTGCTATCTTCACCAGTGCTGACGCCTTGCGTATCTGTTCCAGCTTCTTTGCGTCTTTTGTCAGCATCCCAGCTATGTCGATAAGCATATTAGCTATATCTGTGGCTATCTGTATACGTGCGTCTCTCTCTGCCTGCTCTAATGCTATCGTGTCTTTCTTCTGCTTCTCACGTATGGCAAGCACGTTGTTAACGTGTTCCTTTTCTATCTCCTCTAACAGATAGGCATTGCCCTTTGCCTGCTCTTTCTTATCCTCATAGGCAGCCTGTTCCAGTGCAAGCTCTTTCTCAATCCCCTCTGCCATGTTCTGTATCCTCATGTCCCTTATCTGCCTGTCAATGTCCGCCTGTTCCTTCTGTCGCTCTTCATATTCTTCCAGTGCCTTTTCCTCTGCCTCTTTCTGTCGTTCTAACTGT